GCCCGTAGTTCTCACCGGCGATTAACGACCAGCATGGAACCTGCCAAGGGCATAGATGCTCTGGGTAACTACCGGGAGTGCCTACCGCTACATCGTCTGCCTGTTGGGACACGATGTAGATAACCCTACCTTCAGCATCGTGATCCCGCTTTACACGGGTGTACAACTCTACACGATTGCTACCGAAGTTCTCGGGCTTGTACCGGCTTGGGTGCTTGGCTGCAAGGATTGGTTGCACCATCGGTGGGAGGGCTTCAAAGTCTGTGTACTCTCTAAGCACACAATCCATGAGATTACCCCGCCCATCCCTACGCACCCCGAAGGACTGTAGGCCGAAGGCGATTGTCTTACTCTGCCGGGAGTCCCGGTACAGCAAGACGGAGCCAGTAACGATCAGATGTTTCAAGGCGATAACCAGTTGCTCATACGACGAGTTCAAGAACAGTTGCTGACACGAGGACTGTTCTAGCTGAGCTAGCCCTGCCGCGATGTCCTGCTCTTTGATACCTGCCTTACGCGCCACGTCCTTTAGCATCTTGGACTGCTTGATCTTGTAGAATGGCCGGGAGCTAGGGAACAGCAGCCCGGTAAGTTTTGCGCTGAGGTTATTAACCAGTAGCGCACCCATTTCTTGAAAGTCCCGTTCCAACACCAACGTAGAGCCATTAGATACCAGAGTCATATCTGCCATCAACTGCGGCAGAGTCCACTTACTGTACTGCACGGCTTTCTGAATTACGGTGTCATCCCGGTACTTATCAAATAGGGTCTTGTATGAATGGTGAAACTCCATTAGATATTAACTCCGAGTTGTGACGCTACGCCACCACCCTTGAGTTTCTTCTTTAGGGAGTTGCCTACAGAGGCCGCTGCAACATCTGCGGTTCCACCGGCTACGATTGTAGGTGTGTCATCAGCGCCGGTTAAGTCCGTTGCCCGGTTGATACCGAGTTGGGCGCTCTGCTTCTGAATGTTCTGAAGCGCGGCGGTGCTTTCAGCGAGGGTCTTCTGAGTACTCGCGGCTTGTTCTGCTGCGGCGCTCTCTTCAGCCGTTACCGGGTACTTAGCCTCCCATTGAGATAGCACCTTAGCATCCTCGTCAGCGAAAGCAGCATCGCCGCTTCCCTGCAAGAACTTGGTGAACGGGCTATTAGGATACCGTTTAATCTGGGCGTCGATGGCCGCTTGTAATGCTGCGGATTTAGCCATGATTAAACATTGATGCCAAGTTGCGCAGCCATACCGGGAGCTACCTGCTTCTTCTTCTTCAGAGTAGCATCTGAGCTAACGATGTCGGCAGTACCACCGGCAACCACATTAGCTGTAGTGTCCGTGAGTAAGTCAACCGCGTTGTTGCTGGTAAGGTTCTGTTGTTCTTGTTGGATTGCGAGTAACGACTTCTGGTACTCTGCTTGCTGCCGCGCTGTCTCGGATGCCTGTTTAGCTGCTTCCGCTTGTGCTGCCGCCGCTTCCTGTGCTGCCTTCTTAGCTGCACGCTCCGCAGGGCGTTCGTCACCGAACAATGCACGTCTGATTCCGCTGAATAAACCCATTATTCTGGTACTCCTGTAGTTACCCGGCTTTTGATGAAATACAACACACTACGTTGCGCTGCCCTCCATCGGAGTTCATCAGCACTGGTATTGCAGTTGCCGATCATCTCGGGATATTGTTTATCAAGGCATTCAATCTGCGCTCGGGTGAATTCGATACGTGAATGCAAGTCTGGGATGCTAAGTTTTCCTGCCATGTTATATTCCTTCAATACGTGGGACTCTAAGTTATGGGCACTCGGTCGTGGCATCGGGGTATCGCTACGCTCACCCCTCAACCACTCCTTTGTACTTCTGGAACCACTCAGTACTCTGTTGCTTCTGATACATGTACTACCTACGGTAAAACCTTAACCCCTCAACACATGGGACTCTAAGTTTTGCTCGGTACTAGCAGAAGAAAAACTCGGAGTCTAGTACCCTACTGAGGTCGAGAGTTCCACGCATAGGCACCTCTCCTGTGCCCTCTACATCCCATAAGAACTCAGCAAGCACATTCCGGTTCTGGTAGATGTCAACGAATGCTTCCCGGATATTCTGGTGCATAGCGCCTACATCGCATGGGTGTGTACCGAATGAATCGTGGATACCAACCATGTGTAGCCCCTGTGCCTTCATCTTCAAGGCAGTGTAGGTTACATGGGATGCGTCCAGCGCATGTACGAAGTTAGGAGATACCGCGTTCTGCATTGGGATAGGCCGGGTATCCTCGTTGTAGTCGCGCACTAATGCAGAGGTTACACCACAGCTACGCAGCTTCACACGCACTTCATCGTAAGCCTGATAGTCATGCTGCACTAGGAAGCCTGTAGGACTCTTCCATTCCATACGGCGACCGTTGGGCATCTGTCTAGCCACACCCTTGAGCCACTGCATAGCGGCCTCTGCTGCCGGGACTGTAGCCGCAATACCGATGAACAGCTTCTGCGCGGCATACGACGCATAGTCATAAGCACGCACACCGTCCGGGAACCGCAAGCCCATTTCCTCTTCCACGTACTGATGTACAAATGACAACGTACCCCGTAGTGTTGCACCATAGCAATACGTCATGACTGGCTTTTTAGCCAACCCACGGGGGATGCCCGCTTTAAGCCACCACAAGGCCACCGCAGCCTTTTCGGGATCGGATGACTCCGAGTCCATCTTAATGACCGCCAGCGCGTTCGTAGCCACTCTGGAATAGATGTCCTGCTTTGGCCCTACAAACGTATCATCGTACAGGTTCGTGAAGCCACCGCCGATTGGATCGCGGAGCATGGCTGAGAAGTGTTGCAGCCCAGAACACGTTGCATCCATATGGACGAACACACCGCACTCGTACGTTTCAGGATTGCCGCTCAGGTACGCTTGGTTCAACTCATACGCTGCGCTGAACATGCACCAAGGGGAATCATTGCCCCATACGTCCGGGTGGTTCTCAGGCTGTTCTAGTGCGTTCTGGATGGTTGTCCAATTCGCATCAGTCCATGCAGCACGCTCGTCGAAGCGTTCCTTGTCAAAACCGAAACAGTTCGCAATCTGCACCTTCAGCCAGTACAGCCCCGCCTTGCCCAGAGGCTTCTTAACGTCGCTATGCAAAGCCGCCTTGCTCATATCCGATCCTTGGGGATTCGGGGTGCCACGGTAGTACCACCGGCCTCTACGGTCAACGAATACAGGCAACCACATAGCGCCCTTGATGTCATTCGCTACACGTATGAAGCTACCTATTTCACGAGTCTTTCCTCGCCATTCCCGGATATTATCATACGCCATCACGCACTGCATCTTCCAGCGGGTGAACTCCGATAGCTCATTCTCAGGGGCACCGGCCTTATCCCAAGTCTCTGAGAACGGGAACACAGGTACTTCAGGTATAGCCTTACCCGGAACTCCCATGACGCCACCACCGTCCATCCAGACACGTTTAATAGCATCCAGCGTTGGTTTGTGAATACTGAATGGGATCGACTGCAAGTAGTTCGCGGCCTCAAACACCATAGGCATCCCCTCAGCGGTGAATGTATCTCGGAGCCGTGGGCGCTCTGATTTACGGATGTTGTTAAGCGTCAGAAACGGCTGTACAGCCTTCCGGCGTGCGCTTAGATAACCGCCATCACTCAACGTAGTCCACGGGTCAGGTGGGCACATCATAGCCCCTGTGGACTTGTTAAGTACGTTCGCCACATCTGACTGATTGTACCGCAGGAGAAAATCCTGTATCTCTGGCACTAACGTGTAGATATACAGGTTTCCGTTCTTACCCAAGCCCTTGTGTAACTGCACGATACCAGCATCCATACATGCTTGGACACCGAACTTACCTAACTGCAAATGCTCGGAGTTCGATAGGCTGCACTCAGCACCCTCTTTCATCACGGCCTTGTACGCAGTGTTGTACACACCCCGGATGTGGGATTGGGACGTAGTATTGCGATCCTTGATCTGCTCGTGTACACGCTTCATGTACAGCGGATTAACTACTTCCGCGTCATGCACGCGCACCTCAAGCTCGTACGCTCTACCGATAGCCGTAGCTAGGTTCTGGATGCTCACGTTCTCCCCTGCTTGCTTGGAGGACATAAGGCGGCTGATGACTTCACGTATTGCTATTACAGCGGCTACGTCTGAGGGCACCTTACGCAACCACCCTTTGAACTTACCACCCACCCCACGGGTCTGGATAGCTAGTACAGCCTCAATGGACTGCTTGACCTCTGCGTACGCCCTAGCTATGAAGCGTTGGGTACGCGGGATTTCGAGCTTACCGTCAGCAGCATCTGCATTGAGTTGCTGCAAGCGGTCAGCCGCTGCTTGCACGTCTGTATCTATCTCGTACTGATGCTGCTTCTCGCGTAAGTCCATGAGTTCCCTTGATTAGTTCAAACCAGTGCCGTATGCGCCCACAATGTATGTCCTGATGTCCCGCCCCTTATCTGGGTACAGTTCGCTGTATTCCCGCAGGGTAGTTCGGGCAACCTCATGGTTCCCTGTCTCCATAGCCGCCTCAATACGCCGTAGTACATCCCGGTACAACTTCTGCTCTGGTGTCTGTACATCGAAAGCTAACTTCATTCTGAATCCTTTATGGTCATGTGGGTGGGGTTGCATCCTGCTGCCTTAGCCCGGTCAATGGCTTGCTTGAACACAGCTTCCATTCGGTTGTACGTGTCCTGCACTGGCACGCTAGGTGGGCGGTCATCCGTGAGCTTACCCGCTGCCTCTGCATCCAGTAGGATAGCGCAGCACGCCATGATAGCGCCGAGGTTGCTCTGCCCATCCACA